GGAAGTCGTCTACTTCTGACCAGAAGGTGCCTTGTAGAGTACCAAGTGAACTTGTAACAGAATTACCAGTCACTGTCAAAGTCGAACTTCCAGATACTGCTACTGTTCCAACATTAGAAGTGGCTGATACGCTTGGAGCCGTGTAGATTGTCTCTTGAGTTTCATCACCAAGGCTTGCTGTCATTCCCACTCCTGTAACAAAAACAGAAGTTTCAACAGTTCCTAAAGCAGAAGTTAAAGCGTTACCACTTGGAAATACAACAAATTCAGGATCAGCCTCTGCTGTGCCAACAGCCGACTGCATGGCTGTTTCAGAACCAGCTACAACAGTGATTTGTCCATCACCTGATATAGAGAAAGTTCCTAGTGCAGATGTTGTGCCTAATCCAGTAACTGAAATGTTCTGATCGGTAGTAAGAGATTCATCGCCTATAGATGCAGTTAAAGCTTGACCTGTAAGAGCGAATGATCCACCTACAGCGCCCCACTGCTGTTCACTCCAACCAATAGAATTACCAGTATTGATATCTGTATCACGGTTCCAACCAGTAGTTTTTGTGACACTACTTGATTCATTACCTAAAGATAAAGTTAGCCCTAATCCAGATACTGATATGTTTTGATCTGTTGAAAGTGATTCGTCACCTAAAGATGCAGTAAGTGCAATACCTGTAGGAGCTACTTCAGCTATACCTGTACCAACAGCTGTCCCTGCTGTAGAGGTAAGTCCAATACCTGTTACTGATATGTTTTGGTCAGTGGCAACTGTCTCAGTACCTAGAGATGACGTGAGGCCATTACCTGTAACAGATACAGGTGCTTGCTGGTTCCAGGCACCACTGTTCCAAGTTTGTCGGCCCCATCCTTGGATAGAGGCCATGTTTTATCTCCTATGCTATTCTTAAAATTGCAGCAGTTGCTTCAGCAGCTGGAAACGTAATTGTAAACGTACCAGACGTTGAAGATTTAACAGCGCCAAAATCAAGAACACAAACGGCTGCATTAGTGGTTAATCCAGACACAGTTGAGCTGTTATAAATAACAGCAGCTTGTGCAGAAATAGTTGCACTTGTAAATGAAATGTCTGCAAAATCACAAACAGCAGTATCACTAGATAAAGTTGGTGTTACTGATGTCAATGCCCCTCCACCTTCTGCATAAGTGCCTGATGCACTTACTTCGTCAGTTTGTTGAAAAGCAGTTGTTGATTTACTTAATGTTGCTTCGTTGTCATATAGCGCTAGTTTAAAAGCATTCCCCGTCGTAGCCGTAAAATTGTGTAGGCCTTTCAGGATCTCCACTTTGAAACTGTTAGCTACAGCTTGTGTAATTGCCATAATAATCTCCTATGGGTTCCTAGACTCGAGAGGGATACGAATAACGCCATCTCGAAATTCGTCTCTACGGTCACGCCCCATCTCATATGTGGCTAGAGCCTGTACAGACTGATTATACATTTTATCATAGTATTGTATCATATCAGCAGGACCTTTCAAGTATCCAAGTGCCTCTAAAATACTACCATACAAAAGCACGTTTGGAGCATTCTGGCTCATCCAATTTGATGTTGTTGTACTGGACAAAACAGGTGGCTTGTACGTGTATGCGAGCTCTACAGTTAATGCAGCGTTCGGGGTTGGTGCCAACATGTGAGTATCATTATCATAAACAGCGTAATACTTGGGAGTACCTGCTCCTGATGATGTTCTATTTGGCTTATATTCGTTCATAAACGAAATATCTTTTTGTATCAAGAAAGTTCTATTATCAGACCCGTCTATTAGTTGAATATATCTAGTTGCCTCCCAATCGGCAGGAAGTGGTAAAAAGGGATTGTTTATAGTTAACGTAGCAGTGTCATATCTTCTATAATAATTAAGATCTACCGTTCTTCTTATTTTGTCCTCTGTAGATTTTATAAATTGATTAATTATAGAATCACTTAAAACATTTGAATCAGTCTCTGTGTAGTCTCTTACATTAGACAATAAATCAGAATAATCTGTCATGATGTGCTCACTGTAACATTTCCAGCGAAACTCTGCAATCGTGTTTCTTTAGCCTCAGTCTTAGGTTGCATACCTACACTCGCAAATCTGTTTGTATTTACTCCTATTAAACCAACAAAACATGTTGAATTTGCTATTTGAGGTCTAGCATCTTGTAAAGATTGTGGGTCTTGAATAATAGGTAGAGGCTCTAATTGAGGATGTTTAGCTTCGTATTCAGAAATATGAACAGTGGAATTGTTCCACTCTTTGACCATCTCATTGTATGGAAAAGCCATACCTGATCTATCAGATATGCGTTTAGCAAATTTGCCTGATGCATACTTACCCATTTAAGCTCCTGATGGTAAATAGGTTTTAGGTGTTAAAAATAAACTGGTTCTTTCGCCGTCTTGTGCAGCGGCTCTTTGAAACTCATCTTCATAAATTTGTTTCAATAATTGAATTCTATCTGGCGCTTTTTTCATAGACATGTAATAAGCTAATCCAGCAGTCATACATGGAAGAAAACGAAAAGGAATCTGAGCATTATTTGTGTAATCGCCCGCATCAAACATACGAACAAGAGCATAATACCTTAGAGTGTAAGTTGTATCAGCTGCAGGATATAGAAATAGTGTTGGGTTTATCGTACGTTCAAAATAGTATTGAGTTGGTCTTCCGCTGGTTGTTTTAACAGCATAGTTTAAATAAGTAGATCTGCTTATTGAATTAGCAGAAAAATCATTGTTACTAGAATCTCTAATAACTACATCAGTAATATCTACTATTTGTTGACTATCATTCGCACCACTACCAAATAAACTTGTTCCTGTTAAACTTGTTGTCGTTGCAGCAATTGTTTTTTCTTGTAGTTGTATTGTCCAAAGATTTAATCCTCTATTAGCCCACTCTGCTAATAATAGATTTAAGGAACGTCTTGCAGTTTGCAAATCGTATCCACTACGAACTTGCAAACCACAACGTTCATATGCTTCCTCAGCTATATCATCTATGCTGAGGTCAAAGTTTGCTGTTGAAGCGTAAGTTGGCATCTATTTTTTGCCGTTCTTTTTCATCATTCCGCCGCCTCTTTTTTTGACAGCGTTTTTCATCATTCCGCCACCTCTTTTTTTAACAGCTTTTTTCTTACCCTTCATGGCAGCTCCGCCACCCATCATGCCCATAGCTTTTCTAGGTGATACACGATCCATCATAGAACCGCCACCCATCATCTTGTTCATCATAGAACCGCCGCCACGTTTTTTAGCAACTTGTTTTTTCTTGCCTTTCATAGCGCCGCCGCCTTTCATTCTTACTTGTTTTTTCTTACCCATCATATTGACCTCCGAATATTCGTCTATAGGTTTTTTGTCTTGATACTACAACGTCTTGATAGTATCCTTTTGGCCACAACTTATAGTAACCAATCCTGTGTAATTTATCAGAAGCTTCCTGCAATTGCGAGAACTTTTGTGCCAGCATCATGGAATATTCCATGTCGCTTTCTACAGTAGGGGCGTCCCCATTTGGAGTGACAAGAAACTCTTGCTCCTCCTCGTTGGCTGGATTGTGGGGATGAAAACCCATAAAATATATATCCTTCTTATTATACCAAGTATTGTACGCATCTATAATATCCTGAAATTGCTCTAAGGAATAATTAAAGTAAGGATCACAAAATATCAATATTTCATGAACAGAAAAGTCTAACTGCTTCAAATGAGCATTCAATTCTGTTTTATACCACTTGCTTTTACGTTTTACTTCAATAACGACTTTATTGTCTTTCCAAGTTTTCTTAGCAAAAGGACACGCTGGAAAACCACCTAAATGTTTATTGGGTATTTCTAAGTAATGTTCAGACCACTTACGAACGTCTGCTACTATCTCTTTTTTAGAATACACCTTTAAAATCAAAGCCTCTTTGGGCTGCTCCCGCTCTTCTTTCTATTAAACCACCCATGGCTTTTTTTGCAAATGTTTTCACATTAGTTGGTTTACCTCCAACACCTTGAGGTTTACTTCTTTTTCTTTTCACTGCTGATCGTCTTTGACTCTCTGTCATTCTCGCTGCTTTTGCAGCAGGAACACATTTTGGATACTTTCTTTTTCTATCTGCTTTTAGTTTAGACCGACCACATTTTTTAAAACCGCCACCTTTTTTCTTAGCGCCTATGTCGACCCAATCTTGCTTAAACCACTTAGCTAAACCTTTGTGCCCAGACATTATCCAAACTTAGTTTTTTTTCTTTTGCCTTCCATGATAGCACCACAGCCTCTCGCTATACCGCCATTGTTAAACATGGAAACTTTTTTTCTATCTTGAGATACCTTGTTGAAATCTACTATCTCTCCACCACCAGCTTTACCTGCTGGTTTAGGTCCTTTAAAATCTTTTCTCTTTACACCACTAGGGTCTTTAATCTTACCTGCACAAATTTTTGAAGCATAAGCATTTGCATACGCGCTAGGGTAAACTTTAAATTTACGCTTAGCTGCTGCTTTACCTCTAGGACATAATTTTGTCATCTGACTCTACCACCTCTTTTAAAACCCCTTCCTGCAGGGCCTTTAGTTGTTCCAGTTTTCTTCTTAATAATTTTTGAAATATCTTTAATTTCACTTATTATATTAGTTGGGTTTAAGAAATTGCTAAGGGTTAATTTTTTAGTTTTAAAATCTTTTATTAATTGTCTTGCAGTTTTATTTTCATCAACCATTATTTCTTCCTCGCTGTTTGTTTTGCTCTCGCAAAGTTAGCTGCAGTAGGTGCACCCTTTGCACCTTTCTTACGCATTTTTGCGCCACGTTTTCTTTTAGCATGAATGTTAGCGTATAAACCTTTTCTCAT